GCTGGATAGTACATTTTTCTTCATGAATAGCTTTAGGATAAATACTTACAACTGTACACTTATCCAATGGATTAGAAGGAGCACGAACAGTTTGGCGATTTAAGAACTGAAATGGATTCTGCATTGTTTAACTCTCTTTCTTTGTAGCATTTTCAGAATTGGGTAATGCTATTGGACCCGTATAACCTACTCCCTCACGATATGCTAGAGCATCTCCCATCATTGATTCATTACCAAATAAAGCAGTTTCCATATCTAATATCTCTTGTTTTTTTACATCTAATGCAGTTTTTGGGTCAGAATATGGGTCTTTGTATCTGACTCCTTTATATCCTTGTCTATCATGCACAGATTTAATAATTAACTGAATTGCATCCCATCTTGGTGGAAGTGCATTACCATGATTATCTTCAAATACCCAAACTGGCTCATATGATAAATCACTAGATGGTAATTCTACTAGATTAGCAACTGGAACAGCCGTTAATCTTTCTAATATATATTTATTTTGAATCCACTGTTTATACTTTGGTAATGTTCTAACTTCAGGACGAATTAGTTCAAAGCCTTCATCTGTGTAATTAGTAAGACGCTTCTCAAATTGGTCATCTGAATAGACAACACGCCAGTATGGTCTTAAATCGTCCAATTTACCATAGTCTTCTTGAAGTCTACGGTTAATTGTCTCAACTAATTCCATACTGGCGTATTCTCTTCTTTCTACGTTAGGTTAGTAGCAAATCCATAATACTTAGCTTGAATAGGGTCATAGATAAAGATGTTTGGTAAGTTCTGAGCTGGGTCTACAGCATTCAGAATATTACCATTTGTTAAATAATCAACTGGAGCAACATCTGTATGAATTGTAACTAACATATGCTGTCCTGTTACTGGAGGTGTGATTGTTGCAATTTGAGTTGTTCCAGTAATGAATGAAATAAATGTAGTCGGAGTGATAGCAGTAGCTGAAGCTAATGTCGCTGGTGAAGGCTGCTTATCACTCTGAACTGTGCTGAACTGCTGAAAATTAAGGTCAGACATTGTATTTCATCCTTCCTTAATATCCCGCCGGAACCTGAAGGTTGTCAATATATGACGTACCAGCAGGATTTCCAACGAAGGTTTGCATTCCACACACCATGTAGAAGATATCAGCAGTTGTGACACCTCCTGATGCACCACGAATCTCAAAGATTTTCCTTCCATCAGTTGTATAGAAACCAACAGGAAGAATTTCTCCTCTTCCCCATAGTTCATCTACAACAAAGTCGATTCTTTTCTGATTCCAATTGTAACTGGGGCTAACAGCGGCTCCAGCCAATTGCATGTTATCACCAAAGTACATATTCAATGCTTCTTCTTTGGCGACCTTTTGAATAATAGAAACAAGCTGACCAATTTCTTCATATGCCTGCATCTGACAAGGATGCAACCATGCTTTTGGCTTGAAACTATTATCAATTCCCACACGATTACCAATCTTATTCATTGCTAACCGTGGAAGAGGTAACGTAAGCATTGCAGCGTTACCATTAACACGATTAGAACGAATTTCAGGAGTGGTAGAGCGTGAGAATCCTAACCACGTTCCAGAACTGGCATTAGAATGATGATATGGCACACCAAACAATGCAGGTAGCGAAGCTGGACTGCTAATGCCGTCAGTAACAATCTTATCTGTTGCTACGACAGCAGCAATCTGTGGAGTGATATTGATGGTCTTATTCTCCACATCCCAGAATGTGATAACACCCTTACCACGGTTAGTAGCAAGAGTAGTATCAAAGATTTGAACTGTCTGACCAAATCGCATCAGACGAGCACCAAATCCATCTGTAGTAAGAGTAATAACATTAGAACCACCAGCAGGTGTATCAGTTGTAACAACACCAATAACACCATCACCAGCCTGCATCATTTGAGCATCTAACTGACGACGAAGCTCATCTAATGCAGTAGCCGTTAATCTACGAACAGAATTAACGATTGCTTTACGGTTATCATCAGTAGCCCACTGAGTTAGCTTAGTAAACTCAATGTTCTCACTAACGAAAACAGCAGTAAGAACAGCCTTATCAAAGGTTGGTCCACCACCACGTCCTAAGTCACCACCATCAGGATTGAAATACTGGAAACTACCTCCAGGTCTCAATTCTAATGGAATACGCATCTGCCGATTAGAAATCTTTTCAACATCACGTTTCTTGATGTTAGCATAGAACTTATCGTCTCTTTCAAAGACGACTCTAATCTTTGGCAGAACTCGTTCAAGCTCTAAAGCCTGAACTTGAGATTCTGTAACAGCCATGTTAACTCCAAATCAATCTCACACCAATAATTTGTACTGTAACCGTAAGTACAAAGGTAGTGGTAGGAGAATCTAATGCTATTGTTGTTGGGTCTGTCTTATGCAAGACCACTCCAGTATCTCCAGTTACTCCCTTTAAGGTAATTGTTTCAAGATTACCTGTCGGTGGAATAATTGTACAGGCTACAGGAGTTGAACCTCCACTTGGAGGAGTGATTGTATTAGCACCAATTGCTAAAGTAACTATATCTACTTGACCAGGGCTAAGTACATTATTAGCTGCATTTGCTGGCACTACAGCAGAGATATCCCCAGTGAACGATATAGATGTAGCTCTAATAGAAGTGATTGCCATACTAACTTAGTCCTGCATTAGAAAGTCTTTGTTACTCATTCCTTTTGGTATTTCATCTTTTTTAGTAGAACGATTGGTAGTAGATGCTCTACCAGGACTTACAACTCCACGATTTGGCTGTTCTTCCTTATCATCATCTGTAGCTCTTTTGCCTAAGCCCTTTAAGGCATCGTTTCGAGCTTTCTGAATTACAGATGGTAACAGAGTCTTAGCCTTTGAGAGATATGCTGAACGAATAGCTTTAATCGACATCTCAGAGAATCTAGTCTGAAATGCCTTTTCCCAGAGCTTGTCTAAAGTCTTTACAAAATTCTTATCTTGATGAATTAAATTATCTAAATTGTCAAGAGCATCTCTAGTTGCATTCTTCTTGACATAATCAGTCATTGAGCTTTTTGGGTCAATATGACCATCTACAGTAGACTTTAACACATTACTAATCTTTGTATTTAAATCATCACGTTTAGACTCAAATGATTCTCGCATGAACTGAGCACGTTCTTCTTGAATCTCAGTTCTTTGCTTATCACCTTCTGTATCTTGAGTGCTTAAATTCTTTGGCTCAGTAAATTTACTAGTTCCAAAAACAAATTGGTTAAGTATTTGAGCCGCTTCCTGTAAGGCTTCATTCTGAGAGCTTTTAGCTTCTTGAACCATATTTATAATAGTATGTTTCATCATATTACCAACAATATGAAGATACGCTTGTTGGTCTACTCTAGCTAATGAAGGTAAATAATTATCTACTATTTTACTAAAAGCTTTATCATTCTTCTTAGCGGCGCTAAGAATATTTCCAATGTCACCATTAGATAAATCATTTTCAAATTTATCTAATGTCTCAGCCTTATCAATGGCTTCTTTTGCATCATCAATAGTAGGAAGAAGCTCAGTATATTGCTTACTCTTAAACATTGCAACTTCAAGAAATGGGAAATCTTTAAATACAGTAGGATACTTCTTAAGAATCTCCTGTCTTCTAGGAGGAACAACCAAATCAACTTCATCATCTATTTCTATTTCTTTTTCTTCTTCTAATTTAATTTCTTTATCTTCTTCACCATCTTCTTTTATTTCTTTGTCTTCTTTAACTTCACCTTCATCTTCAGCAGAAAGCAAATCTACAATATCTTCTTTAGATAAATCATTACTATCAAGAATTTTAGTTCCACTAACATCAGGCAGGGAATTGGGTGACATTTGAACCTCTTTGTGCTGCTTGTTTTGGCTTTTCTGGTTTCTTATCTTCCTCATTACCAGCAGCAGGAGGCTGAGGAGCCATTTGCATCATTAGTTGTTGCATGTGCATTTGCATATGTAATAATACATTTTTATAACCCATTGGATTTTCTAACTTTGCTAAACGACCAGCATCAGATACAGCCCACATCTTACAAATCTCAGCCTCTATCTGATGATTATCTACTAATGGGTCAATCTCTACAGAAGGCACCTCTTCTTGCATTGGTGCTCCCATTGCAGCTAATTCAGGATTAAACTCTGGATTTGGTATTGGCTCTGAATTGAGCAATTCTTTAATCTCTTCATGCTGTTTCTCTCTATCATCTTCACCAGGAATAGCAAATTGAGAAAGACCTAAAGCCTGTGCAATTTGTAAACGATTCTCAGGAGAATTAATAGTCTCCATAATTATTGGATTTTGAGCATCTAATAATTTCATAATAATATCTCTTTGCTGACTCCACATTGTTGGAAGCTGTTCACTAGCTTCTAATTCAATGTCTCCCAACTTTCCTTGAAGTTCAGCCTTACGAATGAACACATTAAAATACTTTCCCATATTATCTTTTTTAGTGAATCGTTCATCTTCTTGAACATTCTTAATAAATGATGGAATT